TGGTCATCGTCCAAGACAACAACAACCGCTACTGGGTGTTGGGTGCTGCGAATGGCTTGGAAGCCTCCGCTGGGACTGCTGGAACGGGTACTGCATTCGGTGACCGTTCAGGCTACGAGATGACGCTGACGGGCATGGAACCCGATGCAATGCTGAACATCTTGCCAGCAACATTCTCTGCGCTGACCGCACAAATCAGCGGGTCGTAGCGTATCTTTGACCTGCGGGCCTCATACCCCGCAATGGTTTAGTGGTCTGGGCCATCTCGCAAGGGGTGGCCCTTTTTTTTGTACCTTTGGGCATGAGAATTTGCATCGTTTACAACGCCCACCCAACGGGCTGCTCGTTCTATCGGCTGGAAATGCCGAACGCTTACCTCGGCGACAATTACACCGAGTTTGACTATGTCTGCGTGGACAACATCGCCAATGTAAAAGATGAAGACCTTAAGACGGTCGATATATGGCTTTTTAATCGCTTGTGGTGTCAAGGTACCTTGGACCAAATTCGCAATGTTTACAAGGCTCTCACGGCCTTTGGCGCCAAGGTCATCTTGGACCTCGACGACTACTGGGTGCTGGAGAGCGGGCATATCATGTATCGGCACTATTTGTCCACCAAGTTGGATGAGCAAATCCGTGAACACATCCGCTTGGCGGACCATGTGACCACCACGACCGAACACTTGGCGCAGAAGATTCGCCTGCTCAACAAAGCGGTGACCATCCTGCCGAACGAGCCGTACGAAGCATATCAGCAGTACTTGCCCGACACGACGGCTGAACCCGAACCGCACCTGTTTAAAATCGGATGGTTCGGCGGGGCGCAGCATCAGGAAGATATTGCACTCGTGGAACATTCCTTCGGCCTGCTGGCCCATGACCGCTCGCTTGACGGGAGATACAAAATCTACCTCGGTGGTTGGAATGACAATAACCCCGTCTATGAAGATTACGAGCGGATGCTCTCCTGTGCTGGCAAGAACGCCAATTACGGGCGCATCCAAGCGGCGGATATCTACTCCTATGTGGGCGGTTACAACTTCATCAATGCTACCATCGCACCGCTCCGAGACACCAAGTTCAACCGCCTCAAAAGCGAACTGAAAGTGGTGGAAGCAGGCTGGATGGGCAAGGCAATCATCGCCTCGGAAACCATCCCCTACACGGATATTCTTGTGCATGGCCACAACGGTCTACTGATACCCTACGGCAAGAAAGACGCATGGTACAAGGCGGTCAGGAAATTCGTCAACGAACCCGACTACGCCAAGGGACTGGCCATGCAGTTGTCCAAGGATGTGAGGGAACGCTTTGACATAACCAAGACCGCCGAGCGGAGGGCCGAACTCTACCGAAGCATCGGGCGCAAATTGTGAAATTCGGGCGCATCCTACATTTAAGGATAGCGTGATTTACCTATCTCCCAATTCTACCAATACTATCGTCGTCACTTGGACGCAGCGGGCCTCATCGGGGGACCGTTACATCTTGCGGCTGACCAACATCGCCAAGAACCTGACCACCGACTTCACAATCCTCAAGACGGCCAACCTTTCTTCCTACACGAACCGCTATGACAAGTTTTCCATCGTTGTCGGCTCTCTTGAAACGGGGTCGTATCGTTATGAAGTTTACGATACCAGTAGCACGGTTAGCGCAGCGACTGCGGTGGTTGAAACGGGCTTGGCGTATGTACAGGTAGTTTCGCTCACCTTCAACACCTTCGCCAATTCCATCCAGTACACCGTCTTCGGTTCGTCCGACGAGGGTGTCTTTGACCAAACCTTTGACCCCTCTTTCGCATGAGCGTACAAACGAGAACCCAGTTGCAGACGAGTGCCGCAACCATTACCAACGAAACCGCTGCAGGAGCGAACACCGCCGCCCGTGTGGGTGGTTTGTTTGACGACCTCGCCGATACCGCCACTCTTGACCGAGAGCGGGGCGTGGCGAACCTTTACCTTGACGAGGTGAAGAACTTTGCCCCGACCCAAGGGAGTGCCGTCAAGTTGACAACCCCGTTGAAATCGGGACTGCTGACTACCTACAACTTTACCCGCACAACCACCGCCATCACCTACACAGGGACGACAAGTGCAGCATTGCGGGTATCGGCAAGCATGGTATTCTCGCAAGGCAACGGCAACCAAATAATCATCTATATCGCCAAGAACGGAACCATCATTCCGCAGTCAATGACTGACATCACCACGGGCCACAACAACGGCCATGCGGTCACGCTTGAAGCCATCCTGCAAGGTGCAGTCAATGACGAGTTCACTATCTACATCAACGCCGTGAGCGATGGCGGTGCTATCACGATTTCGGCCCTCAACTTTACCGTACACACGCTATGAGTATAAAGCAATCATTCACCCAATGGCTTGGGATTGAGCATAAAGTCCCCGTCATGCTTGAAAACAAAGCGGGCAAGTACATCACCTACGGGGCGTTCAATGAGTACCCCTATTACCTGCTGGACAACTACCGCAGGAGCAGCAAGCACAACGCTATTGTCAACGGCAAAGTGAACTACATCGTGGGTGGCGGATGGCAGCCTGGCGAAAAGATGACGGTTGAGCAGCAGGCCCGCTACGCCAAGTTCTTTGATGGTTTGAGCGAGCATGACGACCTCAACGACATCACGGAAAAACTCGTCTTGGACCTTGAACTATTCAACGGTTTTGCGGTTGCCGTGACTTGGAACAAGATGGGAACCATTGCGAAGATGGAACACATTCCCTTTGAAAAAATCCGAGTTGACAAAGACGAGCGGATGTTTCAGGTGGCCGATTGGTACGACGATGCAATGGTCCAACTCTACCCCAAAATCGGCGATGTAGAGAAAATCCCCGCCTTTGATGCAGATAACCGTATCGGCAAGCAACTGTTCTATTACAGGGTGTACGCCGCAGGCGTGAAGTCCTATCCGCTCCCCGAATACATGGGAGGATTGGCGTGGATTGAAGCCGATGTGCAGGTGGCGAACTTTCACAACAACAACCTGCGGAACAACTTTTGGGGCGGGTATTTAATCAACTTCAATAACGGCATCCCGACCCCCGAAGAACAGGGCGACATTGAGCGTCAAATCAAGCGCAAGTTCAGCGGGACGGATAACGCTGGACGATTCGTTGTGACTTTTAATGATGATGTCAGCAAAGCCCCGACGCTTGAACCGCTCACGCCATCGGACATGGATAAGCAGTTCGAGATTTTGAACAAAGCCATCCAGTCGGAAATCTTCATCAGTCACAGGGTCGTGAACCCGATGCTATTCGGGGTGAAGACCGAAGGCCAACTGGGAGGGCGGCAGGAACTGGTGGAGGCGTACGAACTATTCAAGGCGACCTATGTGAACGACCGAGTGCGGAAGGTGGAGCGGATGATGAACTACTTGGGTTCGTTCAACGGCGTGGAAGGTATGGAACTTATCCCCGTGGAACCCATCACGGAGCGTCTATCCGAGCAAGCCCTGCTGACTATCATGACCCCTGAAGAACTGCGGGAAAAAGCGGGCCTCCCTGCATTGGAAAAGCAACCCGCCGATGTGGTTGGACCCAATCCCCAACCCGACGAGGTTCCACAAACACCTGCACAACTAAGCAACGACAACATCAAGAAACTATCGGGCCGTGAGTACCAAAACCTCATGCGAATCGTCCGTCACTACGCACAGGAGAAAATCACGCTTGAAATGGCCCGCACGATGCTATCCGCTGGATTCGGTCTAACCCCCGAAGAAGTGAACACGCTCCTTGGCGTGCAGGAGCAGGCGTTTTCCGAGCCTATGTGGGGCGAAGAAGATACCGAGGACTACGGATGGGGCGAGGAAGAGTTCAAGGTCTTGGAGGTGGTCGCAAGCAAGTTTGGGAGCAGTTCGGACGAGTATGTGGTCATGCACTCCAAGCCAATGCGGTTTGACACCGACTTAGACGACCAAGTGCGTCAAGCCTTTGCCGAACTTGGCGAGGAAGAAAAAGAACTTGACGAGAAAATTGAAAAGTACCGCAAGAAGAATCGGGACGCATCGGTGGAAGAAATGGCCAAGGAGTTTGGAGTGAGCAAGGCAAAGGTCGCCAAGCGGGTGGCGTACTTGATTACAAAAGACCGTTACCCCATTGCCCGTGCCGTGGACCAAATTGCCAAGGAAGGAGCCAAGCCAACGGATGAACCCGTGCTGGAAGT